GAACGCAACTGACTGATGTCATCGACGACCTGGCGGCTGGCCTTCATGTAGTGCGCCACGACCTTCGCCGTCGTCGTCACGAGGTCCATCTTGATGTCGGACTCGGGTTTCCTTGCGCCTTCCGCTACCGGAGCGGCGGAGTTGGTGAAACACGTATCGCGGACGTACTCGAGGGCGTTGCCGTCCATGCGACCTGGCGTAATCAGGTCGCGCACGGTGAGCTTGCGTTGAGGCATCGGCAGGATGCCCGGCAGCCTCGTCTCGTCTATGCCGGCACCGATAGAACCGGCGGCGTTCGTTGTGAGCGAAGTGAGGATTGCCTTAAGTTCAAGGGTCGCCCGACCACGCTGGCCGTTCGCCAGCAGGTTTTTGAATGAGTCCGACTCGGTGAAGCGCTCGCCGAAGGTCTTCACCTCGTTGCCGCCGCCTGCGCCGCGGGTGGCGAGCTTCTGTTGCAGCGTGGCGAACTCGGCGTTCTGAGCGGCGATCTTGAGCAGAGCCTCGTCCGCCTTTTCGGCGATGGCCCGGCTCGTCGCGCCGTTCGTCTTCGCCTCGGCGAGGGCCTCCTTGGCGACAGAGCGAACATCGTCGAGGGCGTTCTTCACCTCGCCGGCGAGGTCTTCCGCCGACTTCGTGCCGGTGCCGGTGTTGGCCTCATAGCAAGGCCGCGGGCCGAACGGCCCGTCATCATACGATTTCATGGTGGGAGTTCCTTAGACTTTGAGGAGTTTGAGCAGCGCCTGGTTGAACGCTGCGGCGGGATCGTCCATGCCCGCCGTCCCCTCGGGGTCGCCCCGAAGAACGGGCATCGCCTTGGCCACGATCTTCTCCGCCAAGGTCTTGGAGAAGCCCGCCGCGTCCCGCAGCGCCTCCTCGAGTTCTCGCGCCGACGGCCGGTTGTCGAGCGTCCAGACCGTCTGCTTGATCTGCTGGATCTTCGCCTTGAGGTTCATCGGCATGGTCACCAACGACACCTCGCGCAGATCGATTTCCTTGAGCCGCATGGCCCGCTTGCCCTCGTCCATTTCCGCGCCGCCCGGCGGAATGCGGTAGCCGATCGACAGCCCGCCGATGGCCTTGCGCTTGACCAGCGCGTGCAGGCGCTTGGCGAGCGGATCGCTCTCGACCAGAAGCTCGCCCTTGACGTAGAGCCCGACCGCATCCTCGGCGAGATCGAGCCAGACGCCGATCGGCTGCGACGGGTCGTGGTTCCAGAGCATGGGAATGCGGCGGCCGTCCCGTTTCGCCTTGGCGAGGTGCGGAATGAAGGCACCGGGCTCGACGAGATCGCCGCCCTGGTCGACGTTGCCGAAGGTCGAGGCATAGCCGTCGAAGATGCCCACGCCCTCGTCGTCGACCGCCTTCGTCTCGAGGGTGAGGTCGAGGGCCTTGGTTTCGTATTCGAGCATGGGCATAACGGCCTCCTAAGCGGCCTGGCGGACAAGCGGCGCGACGGCGGAACGGATCGGGCGCAGATCGACGCGCGCCTTGGTGCAGCCGATCGGCACCTCGATGTAGTCCGCGAGCGGGTTGAACGAGGCCATCGCGGAAAGCATTCTGACAGGCCCGAAGGCCTCGACGAGCACCTGCGCGACGGCAAAGTGAAAGACATCATCATCCCGGACTCGGCCCACCTTCTCGGCCGTATCGACTTCGATACCCGGGACAAAGTCGAAATAGTCCTCGTCAACGCCGATAACGAAACTGAGGTCGTCCATGGCAATCATGCGGGCGGTCCTTCGATAGCGGCCGGCGGCGGCTTGCCGGCGTCCGTGATCGGCACGTTCTGCATTTGCATCCGGGGAACGTCGCCGCCTACGACCGGCGGCATGTTTTCGAGCTCTCTCACCTCGTTGATGGTGAACCAGCCGTTATTGAGCCCGGACGAATAGAAAGCCGCACGGGCTGCACTGTCGCCCCGGAGCAGACCCTCGACCACGAATTCGATCTGGAGGCCCGCGGCGCGGTCGAGGGGCGTAAACAACTGCTTCTCGATGGCCTGCTCGATGCGCTTCAGCCGCCGCCGCAGCGTGAACTTCTGAAATCCCATCGTCATCTGCTCGAGCCCGGTGCCCCAGGACGTGGTTTTCTCGGTGTGGCCGACCATGAACGGCGGCACGCCGAAAAAGCGGCAGATCTCCTCGACCGAGAAGCCCCGCGACTGCAGCATCTGCGCGTCTTCCGGGTTTATCGACAGCGACGACCACTTCGTTCCGCCCTCGAGCACCATCGGGCGCCCGGAATTGACCGCTCCGGCGAACTTTTCCGCCAGTTTTGTCTCGACGACGACCCTTTGCTCGTCCGTCAAGAACTTCTCGAACGTCAGCGTCCCTGACGGCCGCAACCCGTTGCGGAACGTCGAACCCGCCGAGCGCTCGATCGCCGCCGCGATGCCGAACGTCTGTCGCCCATAGGCCAGCGTCGACAGCCCGCCCAACGGCCCGCCGCCAAAACCGCGGATGTGCAGCATTGATGCCTGGGTGACGGCGTAGGACTGGCCGTCATCGCTCCAGCGATAGTCAATATCGCCCGTCTCGCGGTTGCGCTCGACGGTGACAATGTCGGGCCGGATCGGCACGAGCGCCCGGACGACGCCATTCTCGCGATAGACCCGCGCATAGGCGTTGCCCCAGAGTTCGAGCGCCGCCGCCATGCCCTCCCAGAAATCGACGGCCGTCTGGTCGAAATTGGGGCTGTCGTGCAGCAGCCAATACAGCGGATGATCCCGCGCCACCGTGCGCCCGCCCTTGCTGTCCGTCCGGTAGACCATGACCGGCAGCGAGGCGATGGTGCCGCAGATGAGGTTGACGCAGGCCCAGGCGGCCGAGAGCCCGAGCACGCCGGACGACGAGATCGTCTCGCCGGACCAGCGCTCGGTCCCCGCCCAGCCGCCCGGGTCCTGCAGCGTCAGCGGACGCGCAAAAAGGCCGCCGAGCGCCTTGCGCAGCCAGTTCATGCCGTGCCTACGGCTTGAAGCGAGGCGAGGTAGCCCGTGAGGCTCCCGCCCTCGATGGTCGGATTGGTCGACATGAGCGCCACCGCGTCGAGCGTCGCCATCAAGGGATCGATTTTTGCCGTCCCCGAGGTTTGCTTGGTGATCGTGATCGCATTGCCCCTAGGCTCCACCTTCGCGTTCCCCACCGCCCAGGCCATCAGCGCCTGGCCGCCATGGGTAAGCGTCCCATCCGCGAGCTTGCGCTCGGCGGTCTTGATCGCGCCCGAGAGTTTCCAGCCCTGGCTAATCCCGACGACACGGTCGCCCGTGATACCGCGCTCGGCCAGCGCGTCGACAATGCTACCGACGCCAACCGGATCGAGCCCGACCTTGTGCAACAGCCCGGTCTCGTCGACCTCGGCGCAGAGATCCGCCACCGCCTCGACGTCGTCGCCGAGCGTGTCGATGATGGTGAGATCGCCGGCCCGCTCGAGATCCCGTAGCCGCCCGACCTCGCTCTTGCGCCGCTCGAGCACGGCCTGAAACGCCCAGGCGTGCGTCCACAAGAGCCATTCCCGTGTCCGCTTGTCACGGCCGAGCACGGCGACACCCAACAGATCGTCCAAGCCGCCGCCGTCGATGCCGATGCACACGACCTCGGAGCGCGCCAGAAGCGCGGCGAGGGTAAGCGAGGAAGACGAGCGCCTTTCCCAGTAATCCGCACCCGCCCAGCGGTCGCTGCGAAGCGCAAGGCCGATCTCGACGTTCAAGTGCTGCGAGGCCCAGCGCCGCAATTCCTCGTCGCCCGCCTCGACCGCCGCCTCGTAATCAGGCTTCAGCCGATCGATGGTGACGGACAGATCCCGGTTCGGCGTCACCATCCACCAGTGATCCGGGTTGCGCCAATCCACATCCTCCGGGAACTCGTACAGGACCGGCAGCATGGCGCCGGAAATCCGCCCGTCGCGGATCGCCCGCGCCTTCATCAGCTCGGCCCGGAACACCCCGGCCGGTGGCCGCTCGCTCTGCGTCGTGATGATGACCAAAAACCCTTCGGGCTGGCTGACGAGGCCGCCGCGCAACTGCCCGATGACGCGATCGGCGTCGTTCTGCGGCACGGTATGGATCTCGTCGAGCAGAACGCCCACCGGCTTGACGCCCGTCACCACCTTCGGGTCGAACGACTTG